GAAAAATTGCAAACAAAATGAAATATGAAGTGCCATATGCAAGATACTTGCCACAATACAAGTTAGGAAGATGGGATGGTAAGGTAGGTTTCTTTGGTCTAGGTGGTAACGGTTACGTGAATCATTTAGACACTATTATAAATTTATTGCAGGAGTCTGGCGTTGAGATTGAACAAATAGATGACAAGAGAGCAAAAGTTGATTTGCAATTCGACAAGATTACAAAAGATTTTTTTGCAAACAAAACATGGCCCAAAGGTCATTTGTGCGAAGGACAGAACATTATCCTACGTGACTATCAAGTAGATGTTGTTAACAACTTTTTAAAAGAGCCACAAAGTTTACAAGAAGTTGCCACAGGCGCTGGTAAAACAATTATCACTGCTTGTTTGTCTAGTCTATGTGAAAAGTTTGGACGGACAGTTGTGATAGTGCCAAACAAATCCTTAGTTACACAAACTGAAGAAGATTATATGAATGTAGGCTTAGATGTAGGAGTTTACTTTGGTGATAGGAAAGAATTGAACAGAACGCACACAATTTGCACTTGGCAAAGTTTAAATATTTTAGATAAAAAAGCAAAAGCCGGTGAATCTGCTTTAAGTCTATCGCAGTTCCTTGATGGAGTAAAAACTGTTATTATAGATGAAGTGCATCAAGCAAAGGCAGATGTCTTGAAAAAATTACTAACACATCATTTAAAAAATGCTCCTATTAGATGGGGATTGACCGGCACAGTGCCTAAAGAACAATTTGAATTTCAAAGTATACTTGCAGGTATAGGTCCAGTTGTAAATCAAATATCCGCAAAAGAATTACAAGATAAAGGAGTGCTATCCAAATGCCATGTAAATATTGTGCAGTTACTTGATACTCCAGTGTACAAGAACTATCAAGAAGAATTAAAATACCTAACAACAAACAAAAAACGTTTGGAATACATGGCTAAATTAATCACAAAAATAAAAAGCACAGGTAACACACTGATACTAATCGATAGACTTACAGCAGGCAGTGAACTGCAAAAACTTATTCCCGATAGTGTTTTCATACAAGGTGAAACTAAATTAGAAGATAGAAAAGAACAATATGATGAAATTGGCAGTAGTGATAACAAAGTAATAATTGCAACATATGGTGTTGCATCAGTTGGTATAAACATTCCAAGAATTTTTAATCTAGTGTTGATAGAGCCTGGCAAATCGTTCGTAAGAGTGATTCAATCGATTGGTAGAGGAATACGTAAAGCAAAAGACAAGGACTTTGTGCAGATATGGGATATTACATCTAGTTGTAAATTTGCAAAAAGACATCTCACACATAGAAAAAAATTTTACAAAGAAGCGAACTATCCGTTCACGATAGAAAAGTTGGATTGGTCATGAGAGATGATTTAATGGTACAGCAACAGGTAAAAAGCAAATGGCAACACATGGTTGGCGTGATATGTTTAAATCAAACATACAGAAAGCAAGTAAAACAAGTATTGCCCGAGTTGTTCAAAAGATATCCTACTCCAGTAAAATTTATTCGTGGTAGAGTAAAAACACAAGAAAGAATACTAAAACCGCTTGGTATGTGGAAAGTAAGAGTGAAAAGATTAAGAGGAATGAGTGTGGATTTTTTAAGTTGGAACGGAAAAGAGGCATCAGATTTATATGGAATAGGCAAATATGGCAGTGATAGTTATAAAATATTTTACAAAAATGAAATACCTGCTAATGTGCAGGATAAAGAATTAAGGAGATACATAAAAAATTTATGAGAATTGGAGCGGCACAGATACCTGTTACAACTAATGTAGAAGATAATTTAAAAAATATATTAGAAGCCTGCGATTGGGCAGTTAAAAATAAACTAGATTACCTATTGACGCCAGAGTGTGCTCTGAGTGGCTATGACACAATGTCATGGAATCTTAACACGTGTGGTCCCACAGAACAAGCAATGGAGAAATTAAAAGAGTACAGCAGAGATACAGGACTAGGATTAGCAATAGGTACATTATGGATATATGACAAAGACAAACAAGGCATGGGATTTGGAAATGGTATTCACAGAAATCAATTAACTTTCATACAGAAAGGTGAAATAATAGGTTACGTTGCAAAGCGAAATGTTGCTGAATGCGATTATATGTGTGAAAGAGAAGAAAGACCACAAACAATTACAATAAAAACTGACAGTGAAGAATTTAAAGTTGGAGTATTACTTTGCAACGACTTACCAGGAAACTGGTGGGATGGTGGAGATAATTGTGCAAGGAAGTTGCGTGAACAGAATGTTGATTTAATATTTTTTGCAAGTAATTCTGCAAAAGACCAAGGGGATCACATTAAACCTATGTACGATGATATGCATAACGCCATGTTGCGAATGGCGGCGTTCGGAACAAACTGTCCAATTATCAGCGTAGACAATCCTATAAACATAGACGGTAGTTCAAACTATCAAGGCACATCATTTACATCAGGAATACATTTACCATTAGAAAGTATATACAAGGCTCCAGACAAAGGCACAAAATATTTTTATTTTGATACAAAAGATAATAGTTTTGGAGAGAATTGATGAGAATACTAACAGTAGACAATCTAGCATATGACTTAAACAAGTTGCCTGAAACTGTATCAGACGACATGGCTTTCAGTGTGTTGGATAACAGCAATCCTAAAGAGCCTGATTTCTTTTTTATACCTTTGATATACATAGAGTCATTCAGTGCTCCGGCGATTGTGTTAGAGATAGGTGGCAGAGAAATTACAATGCCTTTGGATTGGAGCATAGCAGTTGGCGATTTGGAAGACAGCAATACTGTTGACGTTGTGCCATTAACAAGCATAGCAGACAGAGGTTTTGAGGCATTCATATTCAATCCTTTAAGTAGTTTTAAGGCACAGTTCGCACCTGTGAACGTAATTAATTTTTACAATGAAGTGAAATGGTATTTCCCTAAGATGAAAAATAATCAACTGATTAGCACACCTTTGACACAAACTAAAAATCCAGAGTGTGCATTCTTTGTGAAAGATATTTCAAGGCAATGTGAAAGTATAGAATATACTGAACTATTGTAATGCCCAGAAAGAAAAAAGAAACTGCAATGATTTATGAGAGTCCAGATGGTGGTGCGACTGTGTACGCAAGACCTGTGGATGGTAAAGGTGAACGTGTATTGATTGAACAACCAAATTTTCCAGATTGGTATATGAATGAAGTTGAAATTTCCGAACTAGTAGATTATGCAAACGAAGGAAACAAGTCTTTACAAATACAATTAAAGAAGTTAAAATTAATGTATGATTTAATAAAAGAGAACAGATGGTAAACAAAGTAAACAAACTACCCTTAAAAGATGTGTTAGCGGCTATAGATATGAACGCAAAGAATGTGTGGGACGAACTATCAGATGATGAAAGAAAACAAGTTTCTTTTTATTTGTTGAACAGATATGTAAGTGCCGTAAAAGGTAGCAAACAAGACAAAGAATTACAAATACTAAAAACAAATCAATATTACAACAAGAACTTCTTTACACTGACAAAACACAAAAAACTTTTATGGTATCTACTATGCATGACTGCAAACGCAAAGAAAAACATTAGATATCATGAATGGATTGGATATAAATTCAAAGCAAGTCCAGGCACAGCAAAGGCGATAAAATTTCTAGAAAAATTATATCCTACAAAGAAAGCAGATGAAATAAATTTACTTGCAAAAATTAATAGTGCAAAAGATTTAAAACAATTGGCTGAAGACTTTGGCATGACAAGGGAGCAAATTAAGAAACAATTATGATAGAAAAGTTGTATACTTGTCCATACTGCGGTGCTAAATTTACAAAAGAAAAAACTTTAGCAGTTCATATGTGTGAACAAAAAAGAAGATTTCTACAAAAAGATGAAAGAAGAGTGCAACTAGGTTATCAGACTTTCATGCGTTTCTATGAACTATGTCAGAAAGCAACAAAGCCTAAAACTTATGAAGAGTTTTGTAAGAGTCCTTACTACACAGCATTTGTGAAGTTTGGAAGTTTCTTAAGCAACGTGAAGCCATTGTATCCAAGCAAATACATTGATTACGTTGTTACAAGTGGAGTAAAGTTGGATCATTGGTGCAGAGAAGAAATGTATCAGAAGTATGCTATTGATTTAATTTTACGTGAAAAAGTAGAAGCGGCAATGGAAAGATCAATAAAAACAATGATGGATTGGGGTGATGAAAAAGAAGCGCCATGGCATGATTATTTCAAGTACGTGAGTCTCAACAGAGCAGTAATGGACATCAAAGATGGTAAAGTCAGTCCATGGTTAATACTAAACTGTAAGTCCGGTAAGGACATGGTAAAGAGATTGAATGATGAACAATTACAAATTGTGTATCCAATAATGGATCCCAGTCATTGGTCATTAAGATTCAAGAGACTACCAGCAGATGTAGAGATGGTAAAAGAAGTTACAAAGGAGGCAAAACTGTGATTACAGAAAATAATGTAGTGCCATTGTTCGGCATACCTTTATGTCAAACACAATTAAAGGAATACAAAGAAAGTGAAGACTTTATAAAAAATAAAATCAATTACATAGAAAGATCTCACAAAGTTTGTTACATTTCCGAAGACGACTATTTGTTAGACAAAGAAAATTTATTACCATTAAAGACGGAAGTAATGCAAAAAGTAAGCGAATTTTTGCATGGTTACCTAGACATACATCCTAAACACAATTTCATTATGACTACAAGTTGGAGTAATAGGTATGAACAAAATCACTTTATCGATCAACACTATCACAGTAACAGTTTGTTCTCCGGAGTTTTATTCTTAACTGATTGTAAAGATACAGCAAATATAGTATTCCACAAAGATAAAAATCACAACAATATTTTTACCGATACTGTAAGATTAGATCACAAAGACGAATTTGATTACACAAATAAAAGAAGTTATCTATATCATCAACCACAGATGGCTGTGTGTCCTAAGAAATGGGATCTAATTATGTTTCCTAGTTTTTTAAATCACAGTGTGAATGTTAACACAAATCCAAGCGAAAAAAGATACACACTGTCTTTCAATGTTTGGGTCAAAGGTGAAATAGGTGGAGGACATAGTAAATTAACGTTATGATAGATTTGACGATAGGTGCTGACCATAGAGGAATGGAATTAAAAGACCAAGTGTCAAAATGGCTATGCCCTATAGATGAGTGTATGGGAGACATTGTAACCTTTCACGATGTAGGAATATATGAAAATAAAAGAACCGACTACAACGACATAGCCAAAAAAGCCTGCAGATTTTTAGACAAAGATGACAGGGTAATTTTATTTTGTGGCAGTGGTTTTGGTATGGCAATCCAGGCAAATAGATTCAAAGGAGCAAGAGCGGTAGTATGTTTTGATGTCTTTGATGTAGAACAGGCTAGACAACACAACGATATGAATGTATTATGTATTGGTGCAGACTACACAGATTTTGATACAGCAAAATATATGATAGAGGCATTTTTTGAAACAAAATTTTTAAAAGGTAGGCATACAAGGCGAGTGAAGAAATTAGATGAAGACACAAACACAAATTGAATACATTTATAAACAACTAGGCAATTACTGGCCCAAATATTCTAACAGGAAGCCAGCGGCAAAAATACACAAGGAAGCCTACACTAGTTTGATAGGTGTTATGCTTTCGGCACAAAGCCAAGACAAGCGAACAGCGATAGCCTGCAAACAATTATTCTCTTTAGCAGATACTCCTGAAAAAATGATTAAACTTACTCGAGAACAAATTATTGAAGCAATACGTCCTGCAGGATTACATAATGCAAAATCAAAAAATATACTAGCAACTAGTTACAAATTATTAATGGAGTATGATGGCAAAGTTCCACAAACACAAAAAGAACTTATGGAGTTACCTGGCATCGGTAGAAAAAGTTCAGACATCATGATGAGATTTGTTTGGGGAGCACCTAACATAGCAGTTGATACACACGTATTTAGATTGTTATGGAGATTAGGTTGGACAGACACATTAGATGAAAGCAAAAGTGCAATTACAGTAAATGACACGACGCCAGACCAATACAAATATGCGGCACATATGCAACTGATCACTCATGCAAAAAGAGTTTGCACAAGTAAAAAACCTAAATGCCATATTTGTGTAATTGATAAAGTTTGTGATAAAAGACACGTAGATGTTCCTAAATCAAAATTAAGAGAGGTTGTCAATGCCTGATATAGATATAGACTTTGCAGATAGAAATGATTTGCTAGACAAATTGAAACATAGAGTAGCAAAATTAGATAATGGTAAGAAACACAACACTGGAGTTTACTTCACAGAAGTTCCTCATGATCCTGCAACTAATATAAGCACACTAGATTATGATACAGCAGAAAATAGAAAATATTTTAAAATAGACTGTTTGAATGTAAGCATCTACAAAGATATAAAAGATGAACAACATCTAGTTAATCTTATGAACAAAGAACCAGTATGGGAATTACTAGAAGCAAAAGATTTTGTGGATAAAATTTTTCATATAAATGGTCATTCAGAAATATTAAATAAATTAAAACCAAGGAACATTGAACAACTAGCGGCGGTGTTAGCAATAATAAGACCAAGCAAAAGGTATTTGTTAAATGAGTCATGGGATAAAATCATGCAAGAAGTTTGGGTAAAACCAACTGATGACAAATACTTTTTTAAGAAGTCTCACGCAACATCTTACGCAGTCGCGGTAGTTGTTCATATGAATTTAATTTGTGAACAATTAGAACAAAATGAAAAGCAAAGCACGTAGAAGTTTAGCAAAAACATTATCATGGCGTATCTTGGCAACAAGCGATACGTTCCTAATTTCTTGGTTAATAACAGGAACGGTAAGCATGGCTGGAGCAATAGCAGGAATAGAAGTAATAACAAAAATGTTTTTGTATTACGGGCACGAAAGAATTTGGAATAAGATAAAATGGGGCAAAGACAAAACAGATCATCCTACATATGTTTTCCCATACGAAGATTGGAAAGTTAAAAGAGTAAAAAATTACCTCGATAAAAAAGGTAACAAACGACTTGCAAAACTTTTATTTGATTGATTACTTAGGTTTTCGCACTAATTGAACTGATTTTCTTTTACTACGTTTAATTGAAAGATTAGACAAACTAGTTACAGGTCCAATTTTCACAGACACATCTTTGGTATTCATCATCATCATTATCGGCTTAAACTGTGCCATTTCCTGTCTTAGGAATATACCAATAGGAATCATTCTATTGGATTCAAACCACCAGGTTTTACATAGTTCTATAAATTTTTCTTTGTTTTCTGAACTTCGTATGTCCGTGAATATGAACATACTGGTAATTGCATTGTCCTGGTTGTTGATAACACCAACGTACTCATTACCCCCGTATTCTACTACGGATATAAATGGATAGTTTTTCTCTATGTCGTCTAACAGCATTCTAATACAAATAAATACAATAAAATTATTAAAGATTATGCAACTTGTGCCAAAATATTTATTAAATAACAGTGTAAGCCTGATAGCGAATCTG